GCAGCCCCCAAAAAAAGTCGACCGAATCGTACAAAGTTCTTGTGCGACGCAGATATTGCCTTTTCTCGAGTGCAGCCAACATGAATGGGTATTTTTGGGTGATAGAGTATGCTATGTAATATGTGGGAGCAGTGATTGGCAAGCACTGGCGATCTGAACGATAGACTAGCTGAAATCCGTTACTATTACATGATTCTGCCTGTTGTCGACATGGTTGTGGAAAGACACGGTCAACCGTTTTGCTCATCAAATCATCAAATAGATCAAAGTAATCCAGTCGTGTGTCCTCAAGACCGTAATATCTGGTCTTGACATTCATTGCAGGTGCACCATTCAGCTCGAGTATCTTGATACTGCCATCCTCCCTGACAAGAACATCCGCACCATACACATGATATGATAGCCAGTCTGGTGCATATTTGGATCTGGTCTGTGACATTTTCTGGTCATTGAAGGCAAGCAACCTATCACGCACTCTGTCCGCAATCACGGCAAGGGCGCGATTGATCTCGTTTTTCATCCTTTTCTGTGCATCTGGCGAGAACCCAGCCATCCATTCTGCATGTGGTATAAAGCGCTCCTTCACAAACTTTTCATCTGCTAGTTTGGAATCGATGTCCTTGTCATGCATGTAATTGGTCAAAAATGTCCTTGGATCGGTTATATCACCTTCAAACGGCTCCTCAGCCCTGTAAACCATGAAATGATCATACAGATATGCTGATACCTCCCTATCATTAAGCTTGGTCAGTAAGAAATATAACCGCAAAGATGTAATGTAACCCTCTCCAGACTGCGTGGTGGTGTGGGAGGTGGTGTGGAGTTTCGGCTTGATCACCTCGCTGAGAGTCCAATCCTCGAAGGTATGGTCCTGAAGATGTTCCAGTATCTGATCCTCAATGTTGGGTGTATCAGAGGTGAACACACGTACTCCTGTACTGACAGACCCCTTGTCTGGCTTTAGAATATGGTCGGAGGACCCTGACCCTTTCCCTTTCAGAAAGGTTCTGATCTGCTCACGCAGCTGCTGAGGTGTATCGGTCCTCTGAATGATCATAAATGCAGGACAGAAACCATCCTTGTCAAACTGTGAATAGAATGCACGCTTGTTGGTCAGGAAATTATCCAAGTTGTCAAGGAGAAATCTGCTGTGGACTCTCGATTTTTGAGCTATGAATGCAGCATTTGTCCAACTAAAATCGATGTAATCTGCAGCCAAAGCCTCTGCAGTTGACAGAAAGCGCCAGTTCCCTCTCTTGTTCAGAGCCTCGATGGTCATTGGGAAATAGTCCTCCACACGACTACCGGATGGCGCTTGCTCCATCTCCATCAACTCTGTGTTCAACATGCCTACCCCCTTCAGCCTTTTGAACACGCCTACATAGTACGTGTACACTCTCTGTGGTTGGACTGGTTGTATTTTCATCAGATTGTGGCGGGATCTGAGAAATTTGCTGTATGAACTTACGCGATGCATGTCACTCGCTAGGCCTGCATGCTCAACCCCAACACCCTTCACATACAGTTTGTTTTTGATATATATATCGCATTCATTTGTATCACTATCACTGTCACAATCTTTCCATTCAGTCTCGCTTTCGCTTTCACTTAAACAATCTTCCCAATGCTCATTACTTTTTTTCATAAATAAAATGTATTTAATTTAATAAAATATATTTTATTTTATTGTGCAAGTGGATCACAAGTGGATTACAAGTGGATTACAAGTGGATCAGTATGTCAACATATATTGGATCGTCCCAACTCTCTCAGTCCTGGCCCTCCTGATCAACCGGGTCAACCGGGTCAACCTGGTCCTGGCCCTCCTGGTCCTCCCGGTCGTCCTGGTCAGTCCTGTTTTCGTCCTGGTCAGTCCTGTTTTCGTCCTGGTCAGTCTGGCCATTCAGGTCCTCCCGACCTGCCTTGTATGTGTTGATGAACTCCTGTACCGCAATTTCACCAAGATGGAATAGATGTAACCTCTTGGTACGTGGTATCGAAAACTGGAAGGTTCCAATGTCTGCAGTTGGTATCGTTATTATATTGTAGGTATGTTCATCATGAACCTGTGCTCTCAAGTTGTTCATTGTTGAATAAACACACGCCCATACCGAGATCAGATATTTTTGAATGTTCTCCAGACCCTGGTAACTAGGTGGTTTGTTGGAACTTGGGAATCGAAGTCCCAGAATCTCTTCGCTCGTGCATGTTGGATCATTTGCAAAATACTCTATTGGCATATTATTCAATAGACCTCCATCAACCCAGATATGATTGCCATAATCTACTGGCGAGAATACGCCAGGTAAGCTCAGAGAGGCCCGAACCGCTTTTACAACTGGCATCTCTGGAGAATCCCTTTCACTGAAAAAGTGGACTTTATACTCATCTAGTGCAACCGCATTGACTATTAGATTAATGCGTGTCTGTTCGGAACCCGCTAGCTGGGCAAATGTAGGTTCGACCAGCCCTGTCTTGTGCTTAATCAACAAGACAAGAAACTGCTCAATCTTCTCGCCGGAATCCACTCCCCATTTCTCCAGGACCGTCATAAAATTTATATCCTTGATATCTTGATAATTAAAGTGCAAAAGGAAGTCATGTAACTCGGTCTCAGTATATTCTAATACCACGAGGAGTGCCATCACAGCCCCGATCGAACAACCTAGGATCTCATCAACACCCTGAAGAACCCCAAGCCTACTCAGGCTACGAAACGCACCTATATAAGCCATCCCTCGCAAGCCGCCTCCGGCCAGCACTAACTTTCTAAAAGGATATTTTAAAGAGCATACATCACTTGCTTCGGCAATGGGTTCATTACTTTTAAGACGGTAAGGATTGGGCGTCGTTGTTGGCTCCATGGTTGGTCTCTTTCTTACAGTTACATCGCAAATCAATCTCAATTTCTTGCGCATTTGCATCAAAAATGAAAATGATCATCTGCACATGCCACAAATATGTCACAAACATATCACAGAATAGTGCAACATGCTACTCGAATGGGGGATATCTGCTATCTTTCTCTGGATGTCATTTGGAATCTATTTATACCACAATAGTCCAGGACTACACATCAGTGAGAAATACCAAAGATGCAAACTTGCCCTCGAATCCTGATCAGAAACACAAGACAAGACAGAGATCATCATTGCTTTTCTTTTTACTTTGGATTTTGGGATGGAACAATGACTGGTGGAGGGCCGACCACTGGCTGCCGGATCGCAGACAGAACTGCCGCATCCTCCAGAGCTTTCTCCTTAGCCTTTTGTTCTGCCTCTGCCTTTTCACGCTGGCGCTCCTCCCATAGATCTGGGTTCTCAGCCCAGAACTCATCAGATGCAACCTTCTTGAACTGATCGCGTTCTACCTGCGTGAGTCCGTTCCAGAGAGTAGAAATGTGCTTCATACGATCCATTGACTGCAGACCGCTGTCAGTCTCTTTCAGCTCAGCTGTCTTGACCTTGATAAAGTAGTTATAACCACTCATCGGACCCTTCTTTCTCTGTGACTTCTTGCTCTTGCTTGGAAAGTTCTCACTGTTCTTCTGCTTGGCAAGGTCATGGTACTTCTGCTGATCAGTTGCCGACATACTCTTCCAATCCTTGGCAAACTCACTCATCGTCTCCTGTGGCGTCTCTGTCGTCTCGCCACCACCGCCACCACCAGATTGCTTGGCAGCCTTCTTGGCAGCACGAACCTGTTCCCAGCGGCTCTTGATGTACTCATTGTAACCACTGGTACCACGCGTCTTTTTCTGGGCAGAAGGAAGCTTGATCTGACTGAAAGCCAGACGAAAGTGACTTACCAATGCCTTCACAAGCTCTGGTTGACCGCTTAGATTCCATGTTTCACCAAAATTCTTGAGAGCTAGCTCGATTGCACCCTCAAACTCTGGGGCAATTTCTACCTCTGGCACATCATTGACCACATCGAGGATATCTGTCTCTTGAGTCGCTTGAGTAGCCTGAGTTGGGACTGTCACAGTTGGGACTTTGATTGTTGGAGTAACAGTTGACATGGTTGAGTTAATACTTGAGATAGGATACTGAAGTCTGCACCCTTCTTACGACAGTATCAAATTTTTGTGAAGCATCACGTGACTATCCACACTTCTATCCACACTTCTATCCACACTTCCATTCACAATTTCATATACAATGCATTTGTTCGATTCAGGTCTTTTCGGATTTTCTCTGTAGAAAGTATACAAACATGACTAGCAGGCAATCTACATTGGCTAGACGACCCTGCAATAAAGGCCCCTGCAACACAGGCGACACGAGCTCTGATTGTACCACACGACAGGAAACAAACTTTGACAATCTTTTTAACCCAATGACAAATGCTTACTATGCATCTCGTAGGAAGATATGCAAGGGACGGAACCGCAATCATCCATTCGCAGGTTGTGGCCTTGGAAGTGGGTTGATAGATAAGAGCCAAACCCTGGGTTGTGCTAGTGGAGATGGCACTGGATGTGTAGCCAAAGGGGGAAACAATAATGCCTTGCCACCCAGACAAAGGGAGGAAGAAGCTTTTGAAAACCAATTTATCAGTGGGAATGCTGCTGTTGATGCCGACAGAGATTGTCAGATCAGTAACCGCAGCAATGCACGCTTGCCCTATGCTGACCGTGGTTCTGGTAGTCTCAATGCTGAGAATAGAGCTGTGTGTGTTCCAGGTGGCAATACCAATGCCCTCAATACATTTCAGAAAGATCAGGAAAGATTTGACAATATGTTCTCGAGTGGCTTTGATGTATGCAAACAATGTCACAAGTAAATGAATCACGTTTACTTCGTTTACTTCGTTTGCTTCGTTTGCTTCTTCGTCTTGGTTGCAAGAAAAGTCTGAATATTCTCAATCACATCCTTCAGATCGGTTTCATTCTGACAAAATTGCTCGAAGCGACATGGCATTACAGTCGGTTTCAGTGACATTGGGACACATCATTTTGACTGCTAATATCGTCTCTGGATGCCCACCCCCACCAGAGATTGATGCACACGCCTTTGCATCCACGATTTTAACAGCCAATTTG